ATGACTAAAGAGACTTTGGAACAAAGGTTAGAAAGGTTAGAGTTTTATCTGAACTTGATGAGGGAGTTTGCAGTAGACCCAGAAACATTTGCATTGTGGGATTATGTTATTCAGGAAGGGTTAAACGAGACCCAGACAAAACAGATTTTAGATGTACTAAGAGAGCATCATGGTCATGTAAAATCCGCTGTAGAGGCTGGTGCTTCCGTTCCTGATTTAGAAGGCTTATTTACCAAAATGATTCCACTTCTTCACATTGAAGGAAGAACAACAAGTAAGGAAAAGGTAATGCAGGTTTTAAGAAGAGCTTCTAAATTACCCATATTTCCCTATTTGAAAAAACATCTTTAAATTATAAAAAGTAACCAAACGTCCGAACCTAAATTCGAACGTTTGGAATCAATTGCAAACAAGATTCACGTTTCGATTAGAGATAGGCAATGCTGGAAAAAAAGAAGCTACCGGATATAGCAACTACAACTCTACTGCTTTAAAAGTCAGGGGGTGGGAGGCTATTCATGTATCCAAAATAGAAAAATCGTTACTACGAAAACAATGGTCAATACAACGAGACAAACTAAAGAGTAAAGCTTTAAAAACCTTAAAGAAAAATACTCTAAAACAGAAAAAAGTTTAGGAGGCAAATTATGAAAAAGTTTGCAATTACTTTAGCAACTTCCCTAAGTCTGTTAAGTTTGGTCTCTTCCTCATTTCCTTTAAATGCGTTGGCTAGCTCTCCAGTTGAATACATGGAGGCAAAGGGAGAAGACGGTCATGAGATTCGAATAAACATCCCTGAAAAATTCAAAAAATTAGTGACTCAGGAACAAATCAACGCCATTGTAGAGCAAGCTGGTGACGCAGATGAAATTACAATACACAACGTGCGCAACAATCAAGATAGTAAAGATCAAGGTAAATTTAAAGCAATGGGTTTCAAATCACCAGTCAAGTATGTAGAAAGTAGTGATAACCCAACAAAAGCAGTACAGATTTTGTCCGTCCCAAGAGGAAAAACTCTTAAACTAACAAAATCCGAAGCAAATAAAGTATCTGGTCAGACAAGAGTTAAGGCATCTGTATCAGCAGGTAGTGGAACACCTGTTTCTGCAATGGATGAAGTGGAAGCATCTTTAACATCAGAGGTCAGCACTACCTACACTGTAGAAGAAACGTTTACTGGTCCAGAAGATGCAAAATATATTTCGCGTATTTATTATTGGACAGGCTTCTTTGATCGAGGGACTTGGAGAATAGATGAAACTTCTTGGTGGAATGGTCAAGTAACTGCCACTTATAAAGGTGACTATACCGAACCTACACATGATGTAGAGTGGTCAAGAGACTTCAAATAACATATAATAGCAAGGGTGGTTTTTTTAACCATCCTTGCTATTTTTTAGTTAACAGGAGGGGTGCGATATGACATTTACAAAACCACAATTGTTGATTTCCGTTATTTTAGCTTATATAGCTATCTTATTAACTCTGAATTTTGTAGAAGCAAAATCAGACAGTAGCGGATTTCAAGACCACAGAGTATTTTTCAAAGATGAAAATGGAACTGGATTAGTCCATACTGCATCAACAAATGAGGGCGATTTATGGATATATAATAGTGGGTCAAGAGAGGTTATTTTTGTTAAAAATCCAAAACAATCAAATCAACTAAATATTATAAAAAAAGAATTGGATTAGCTGTAATAATTTACAAATCTTCTAACTTTGTAATACTTGTATCACTAAATAATCAAATCTAAAGGTAGTCCACTTAAAAGAAAAGGACTGCCTTTATTTACTGTTCTGCGGCTCCTGCCCACTAGCAATCCTTACCCTGTCAGCAAGTTCACCAAGGTTGTGACGACCTTAATTTTTTACTAATGAAAACATAAAGTTGGAGTCCCAATAATAGCAATATGTTAGCTGGAATTGTCAGTTCTGATATTATTCAAATAAAAAAAGACGCAAATTATTGAGGTTCTTTTTTGTTCAATGGACAAGCTAACAAAAGGACTGCGTTGACGGCGCTGCATAGATATTGACTCGAGTATGCCATTCTATTTCCCTCTATGCGATTTGCGTGATAACAAGGTGTGCTGAAACAGGCCTTGTTCCTCCAGCGATAGGAGTGATGGTTAGTGCCGCGGCATTGCCAGCAGGATTTCGTACAGTGAGTATTGAATTGATGACTGTCGTTTGCACAAGAGCCATTCCTACTATCTGAGAAGTACCTGTTGCTCGCCCGACCACCGTATAGGCTAGGTCAGCGCCATTGAGAGTTAAAATCAGTTGGCCCGGTTCGGTCACACTCACCTGAAACAGTACCTCATAAATGCCAATTGCAGTCAAGTTAAATGTACTGGGACCAGTACGGGCAATAGTAGTCCCACTAGTAGGTCCATTTTGTGGAAAACTTACGTCTGTACCGGGAGCAACTGTTGCTGCATTATCAGGAGGCATCAACGCAAAAAAATCTGCAAAGCTTAATATTCCGGTGGCTCCAGTCGAGCCGGTTGCTCCTGTTGCTCCCGTTGATCCTGTTGATCCTGCTGCTCCGGTCGATCCCGTTGACCCTGTTGACCCTGTTGATCCTGCTGCTCCGGTCGATCCCGTTGATCCTGTTGATCCCGTTGATCCTGTTGATCCTGCTGCTCCGGTCGATCCCGTGGCTCCCGTTGATCCTGCTGCTCCCGTTGATCCCATTGATCCTGTCGATCCTGTCGATCCTGTCGATCCTGCTGCTCCGGTCGATCCCGTTGATCCTGTCGATCCTGCTGCTCCGGTCGATCCCGTTGATCCTGTTGATCCCGTTGACCCTGTTGATCCAGTGGCTCCCGTTGAACCTGTTGATCCTGTTGATCCTGTCGATCCTGCTGCTCCGGTCGATCCCGTTGACCCTGTTGATCCTGTTGACCCTGTTGACCCTGTTGATCCTGCTGCTCCGGTCGATCCCGTTGATCCTGCTGCTCCGGTCGATCCCGTGGCTCCCGTTGATCCTGTTGATCCTGCTGCTCCGGTCGATCCCGTGGCTCCCGTTGATCCTGCTGCTCCGGTTGATCCTGTCGATCCTGCTGCTCCGGTCGATCCCGTTGACCCTGTCGATCCTGCTGCTCCGGTCGATCCCGTTGACCCTGTCGATCCGGTGGCTCCCGTTGATCCCGTTGATCCCGTTGATCCTACTGCTCCGGTCGATCCTGTGGCTCCCGTTGAACCTGTTGATCCTGCTGCTCCGGTCGATCCCGTTGATCCTGCTGCTCCGGTCGATCCCGTTGATCCGGTCGATCCCGTTGATCCTGTTGATCCCGTTGAACCTGTTGATCCAGTGGCTCCCGTTGAACCTGTTGATCCTGTCGATCCTGCTGCTCCGGTCGATCCCGTTGAACCTGTTGACCCTGCTGCTCCGGTCGATCCCGTTGATCCTGTTGATCCTGCTGCTCCGGTCGATCCCGTGGCTCCCGTTGATCCTGCTGCTCCGGTTGATCCTGTCGATCCTGCTGCTCCGGTCGATCCCGTTGACCCTGTCGATCCTGCTGCTCCGGTCGATCCTGTTGACCCTGTCGATCCGGTGGCTCCCGTTGATCCCGTTGATCCTACTGCTCCGGTCGATCCGGTGGCTCCCGTTGACCCTGTTGATCCTGCTGCTCCGGTCGATCCTGTTGATCCCGCTGATCCTGCTGCTCCGGTCGATCCAGTGGCTCCCCTTGATCCTGTCGATCCTGCTGCTCCGGTCGATCCTGTTGATCCCGCTGATCCTGCTGCTCCGGTCGATCCAGTGGCTCCCCTTGATCCTGTCGATCCTGCTGCTCCGGTCGATCCCGTTGACCCTGTCGATCCTGCTGCTCCGGTTGATCCCGTTGATCCTGTCGATCCTGCTGCTCCGGTCGATCCAGTGGCTCCCCTTGACCCTGTTGATCCTGTTGATCCTGTTAATCCCGTTGATCCTGTCGATCCGGTGACTCCCCTTGACCCTGTCGATCCAGTGGCTCCCCTTGACCCTGTCGATCCGGTGGCTCCCCTTGACCCTGTCGATCCGGTGGCTCCCCTTGACCCTGTCGATCCGGTGGCTCCCCTTGACCCTGTCGATCCGGTGGCTCCCCTTGACCCTGTCGATCCGGTGGCTCCCCTTGACCCTGTCGATCCGGTGGCTCCCCTTGACCCTGTCGATCCGGTGGCTCCCCTTGACCCTGTTGATCCTGTTGCTCCGGTTGGACCAGTTATACCTGTAATAGGTGAAAAAGTAGTGAAGTTCGTGCAAGATGAAGATGAACTTGAAGAAGAACTTTTGCAACGTGCAAAAATTTTTTTGTTACTAATAGGGTCGCGTCGCATAAAATCTGACAAACCAGGGTCATTCATTTTATCTAGAATATCTCTAATATCATCAGAATTGTCATTTGACAAAAAAAGCACCTCCAAATTTTAATATTACACATTATGTAAAATTGCACTATTTGTTATCATGCTTTTTATATATTAACTTTCTACCCTTAGAATCTTTTTAGAATGGCACATTTAATCCGAAAGATTTATAAATAGAAAAATGTATCAATCCCACCTGTTCCTCATACCTTATTAAACGCTAATAAGCCATCGGAGCGAGATGTTAGCTTGCACCTCTCTGTTTAGCGCCGTTTATGAAATCCATGTTATAGATCATCGTACCAGCTCATAACTGACACTCTCTTGATGAATTATTTTTGATTCTGTGGCTCCTGTCCACTAGCAACACGTACCCGATCGGCAAGTTCACCAAGGTATTTCGCTTGCTCCTTCATTCCCATTGCGTCACTAACTTTCCATTGTGTTTTCAAAACCAAAATAAGCTCATTTGCTAACATTTTATCCACAGTTGTTTCCTCCTTGTCATATGTAGCTAGTCCGTATTTTTCGATCAATCCAATAAGTTTACCTGGATAACCAGGATCAGTGGCATAACCGCCTTTATGGATAGCATAGCAAGCAGTCTTATAAGCTCCTAACACGCCATGATAACGTGTGGGCTTGTCTCTTGTACCGTTTAGTATTAGTTTGGAATGATCTGCAATAGACTCTCCCCAATTGTTATAGGCTCGGAAATTAGCTGTTATGGTCGTCCATTGACCGTTGTAATTCTCCTTTGTAGGCATAGCGCAAACGCCTGCTGGGCCTGTCCCCTTGATACCAAAGAGGTTGTTCCCTTTTTTAGTTAGTCCACTTTCACCCCAAGCTGATTCTAGGATAGCCTGAGCAATGGTAAGAGATGCAGGCATCTTCGTTTTCTTCATGTCCGCTACTGCACTTGGTGCAATCTTATTTATAAAGTCTTGTGGTTTCAATTACTTCGCTCCTCCTTTATCTTTTAGAACCTCTACAGCCCGTTTAACCACGTCTGGTACTGGTAAGCCGATACGTCCGGCATTTTCCAAAATGGACAGCAGTTCATTAGCCATATAGAAAAAGATCGTTGCACTACGGATCACATGTTGATCTCCTAAAGCAGTATCCAGCATATGAGCAATAGCAATGATCCCAAAAATAAAAAGTTTTCTTGCTATCCCGATGAGTCCAATTTTGCTTTTTAGTTTCCCTTCTGCCGCTCCTGCCGCTATACCACTTGCGTAGTCGATACATACAAAAAAAATTAATACAGTGAGTAGATAAGACCATCCACCAAAAAGAAACGTAACTGCTGCACCTCCTACGGCTGAAAGAACTTTGAGTAAGTTTTCCATGTATCTATCCCTTTCAAATTAAGATAGGGAGCCGTAGCTCCCAAATAAAAAATGCCCTCTCTTTGATAAGATGGGCGAACTTTTTTTATTGATTAGACATACATTATAAAGAACCAAAAAACATTCAACCCCTTTAAACACAAGTAAGCCCCTTACCTTTTGGTGAGGGCTTTCTTGTGTTAATTATCATTTCCAATACTGATACCGCTTTTAGAAGGGGCGAACTTTTCTCATTTATTCGAAATATATATAAAGGGAATACTTTCTTACTTCCCGCAGAAATAAGTCCTAACCTAAAGGTAAGGGCTTATTTGTATGAATTAGCATTTTTTTAATGGCTCCTGTGAGCCGTAGCCCCCTTTTATTTTTGGATCTAAAAAGCGCCCCTCTCAGATGAGAAAGACGCTCTACATTTCTACTTGTGAAGCTAAATACTCGGCAACAGGGATTTGAAATTCCTCCGGTATAGATTCAATTTCTCGGCGTCCAGCCTTAACCAGCAAGCCATAGACAGGAACCATATATTGTTTAGTCATGTTTGTTCTCTCCTTCAAGTTTTAGAATTTTGCCTTCCAACAAGGCTATTTTTTCGTCTAACTTTGCGATAGCTTCATAAGCAGCAAGCAACTCCGGTGTAACATTACTCATGTCTTTTTCTTCGCGAATCTCTGAAAGTGGCTTTGCATGTTGTAATCCAATAATCAATCAAATGCACCCCCGAATCCTTTGAATGAAATTGGGCTTACTGCCTCACCTTTTTCGATGCGAAAGCGAATATCTATTCCCCATTCTGCTGCTGTCTTCTTATCGTTTGTAAACAGATAACCACGCCCAAGCTTCACAACTAATGTGCAATCTTCCCAGGTAGGGGATTCATCAAAAGCGTTGTTACATGTCTCTACCTTGATGATCGTTCCAAGAGGGACAACCCAATCTGGTGTAATTAACACACGCTTGGCTGCAATGTCTGTGGTGAATGGTACGGCAAGACCGTCAATCACAATTTTATTTTCGAATCTTTTGAACGTGTAGGATCGAGTATACGCCATACCTTGACTGTCTGTAGCTTCAATCGTGAGGATGTGTTCTATATCAGGTTGTAGCGATAACCATACATCAGGTGGGAGGGTGACTGTTTCTTCTCTACCTGCTTCACCAGGAAACGACCGGATCAATGTACCATTTATCTTTTCAACAACGGTGAAACTGTCGTCTTCTGGATCGGTAACGCTGTATGTTTCAGTAGGGGCTGCCTCAATTATTCCTAAATCCTTATTCTGACCACTAATAACAGGTGGTCGGTTGTGAACGACACGAAACTTGCGAGTAACCTCTGTAGATTTGCCGCCCTGGTCGTCCTCTGCCCAAATGGTTAGAATATGGTCAATGTTTTCCGCTAGGTCTGTGCCTGTGATATCGGTTGTTCCGTCATAGAGTCGTTTGTTTTGGAACAGTAAGGATTTAGCAAAAGAAATAGGACTGTTGCCATCCGATACACCGGAAGCAATAGCCCTTATTGTGCCGTTGTTGATACGGTATTTTGTGACTACTACATCGTCTTTGTCGGTATCTGTTACTGTGCCTTCGATCTTAAAAACATAGCTTTCTGTTAGGGTTTGATTATCAGAAGGTGTCTTTAAAGATAGGGTTGGTGGCTGATTTAAAACTTCGAGTACAGGCCGCCAGCCCGTATGCGAAACAACAGTCACATCAGATGCTGTTGACCACTCGGGCGCTCTTCCATATCCGCGAATCGCTCGGCCTTCTTTATGATTTATATATGTCTCTTGTCCCAATGTGTTTATACCAAACCAGTTCCAGAACTGATTATGCTTACTGTACTTATCCGTACTGTTAATTGTATGATCTTTGTCTGAGTTTTCAGGTTTAGGTAATCCACTAATTGAATCATCATTTAAAATATACCGATCCCATTCGTTATTCTCAGGATATCCCCCAGTCATATCCGATCTCCGGTCATAACCACATGTCAGCAAACGTAATTTATACTGTTTTCCGTCAATTGAAATGGTTTTCCCAAGGACACGGTTGTCTCCGTTTAAATCATTCCAACTAATTGTTGTAAGTATCACTCGATCACAAATAAGTATTGTTTTTGATCCATCTATGATTTTATGCCAGTATAGTTGATTTGCTTCGGATGTATCTGTATCCCCAATGTTCCAATTCGAAATGTTCCTATCACTTGTAAACGCTGGAATATTACCATAACCACAACCATTGAATGGCTCTCCACCAGGATTCCAAGGCTTTGATGGTCTAGGTTTTGAGTTGCTATTATTTCGTAGTGTACCCATTTTGACAAGCCCCATATAAGAGGCTTTTCCCGATTCAATCGTTAATGTTGGATGATTCGAAAAAGAACTGTCATCCATCGAATATATACTAACGATTTCTGAATGAGGAGGATTAGGGGTTTGATCGGACAATAAGAAACCATGATTTTCGGTTCCATTCACCCACTCCTGTACAATTGATGTAACCGGAATTTCAACAACCTTCTGCGTACTTTTTACGTTACCAAATTCTTGAACATCATTAAAAGTTGGTTGTGTATTCCAAGTTGTATTATTATTCCAATCTTGGGTGATGAGGTGAACCCCTATCTTCCTATCTTTGTTTGGATAGTGTGACAATGTTAATCGTAAAGTTGCTCTGTCTATCACTGCATTTTTGGGAATTGCTTTTATATCAAATTTTATCAAGGATCGTCTTATATAAGATGGATTGTTTGATACTTGAATGTAAGAACTTCCCCCATTGCTTGATGTTGAGGTTTCCAAGATATATGTGTCCTGCACATCGGTGTTTTGAGGTGTGAATGTAATACTAGGCATGATATCCCCCCACTTTCTGTATCCATTACAAAATTACTAGCCTATTATTAGTCTGGTTATACCATCCAGACGAAACCTTAACCTTTTGTATCTCTTTAAAATTGACAAAGAAAATATTATTTTTAAAGTCATTCAGCAGTGAATCTTCTAGGGTTTTCGTCCGTGTTTCCAAATTAGAAACGGTACTTTTCAATTGGTCAATCACAACATGAGCTGCTTCGATCCCATCCTCCATGTTGTTTAATCTGCTAGCGCTAATACCAGGAGCAGCGCCATTTTTCCAGACTGTTTTGTTATAAGGCACGTTATAACCTCCCTATCGTGTCGATCCGCTCGAAACGCAATGAAAACGGCTCCGATCCGCTCGATTTATCAAAATCAAAAAGAATGCGAGACACCATGATTCCCGTATTATAGTTTTGGTCAGCATCTTTACCAGCGAAAATACCCAATTCACGAATATGAAATAACGCTTCATTATCAGGGATTGCACATACCGACCGCAATGCTCCAATTCCGCCGTCTTCCTGAGCAGCAAACGCGATTCTAAATCGTTCATTACCTAATTTCATTTGATTCCTTTGCACCGGATCGGCTGAATCTCCCAACGCCAGATACTTAATTTTTAAATCGCTGTGTTTCCCTGATAGCCCGTCTCTTAAAAAATTCAATCCAGCGTCCGTAATCATATTTTTTATGTGCAGCTTTGTTTCTGTACCATCGCCTTTACGGACAGTTACGTTGTACTCACCAGCCCAACCGCCACATTCAATCATGATATTTCCTCCTAACAAGGGTAAAGTTCGTCTGACGGGTAAAGTGCTTCATTCGGGATAGGACAACTAAAGCCAACGTGTGTAATATCTTCCTGCCATCCTGACCGCTCTGTGAAGTTGCTCAACGGTTGGAAATACATTCGTATTCCAGGGCCAGCAAGTTCTGAAAATGCATCCATGGTTGTCTTGTTTAGCTGCTCATACCCTTTGATTTTTACTAGAAAGGCTGCTGGTTCTTTTAACAAATCGCTATTGAATAGCTCCTCAACCTTTACATCAGAAACAGGCACTTGCAGAGAATCAGCAAGCACCTGGATAATGGTATTTATTTCACCGCGAGAGCGATTCTTTGCCCTTTTACTTTTGATTAACATTCGATATTCTTCGTCAGCAGCTTTTCCCCGTGGTTGTCCTACTTCTTTTCCAAGGGTATCTAACCATTTGCCCGCTGCTTGATCTTTGGCCCGATTATCCGCAATCAGATCATATGACTGATCGAGCTGCTGAATCTGCTCCTGGAATAACCGGATCACTTTACCTATGTTGCTATCAGGGTCTTTTTCGTAGTTGTCGGTAAGCCGTACAAGAAAGTCCTTTATGTTAAACATTTGTTGTCACCTCGATATTCGAGTAGGGGATAACGGCTTTTTTATACGTTTCAATGGGGATGTTTTGAGTATGGAACGTGGTACCATCCGTACTTACTTTGATCTCGACATCCTCAACGCCTTCAACCTTCATCACAGCCCCAATCAATTGATTAATAATGACATGCTGCCCCGATTTCATTCCCTCATAATTTGTCCCGTCTTCATCTTGTCCACCGATCACCTGGATAAGTTCGGTTCGAACTTTCTCGGCCCCATCAAGTAGGAACGCGGAAGAGGAAGTAAGAATAGCTTTGATCCAGACGGGAACGTTTTCGGTGCGACTAAATGTAATGATTTGCTTTTCACCAGATAGGTCTGTGATTTCTTGCGTAATCCCCCCATGAGTTTCTATTCCGGCTGGTTTGTTATCAAAGATTGCTTGGGCCACTTCCAAATCAGTTCCACCAAGCACGAAAACTTCAAAGCTTTTCGGATTCCGGCCCTCCGAATCGGGTTGCATCGTTTTATTCTCAATGATTGTCACAGATCGCACACCAGGTACTTTATATAGCGCTCCATTGAGCAAGCCGACCTTTGCTTTTTTCATCCTCTCCCGATACTCTTTATCTGTTTCAGGGCCTCGGCCTTCGCTTGTAGGTGTAGGGTTTGTTACCGTGTTAATATTAGAGTCAGCCAGCAGCAGACGGGTAATTCTATCAGATGGTACATTACCGCTACCTCCTGGTATCATAGCCGTAACTTGCACCGTACCTTTACCGCTGTCATTAAGAATCACACTATCAATTGTTCGAAACCACACTTCTTGATCGGTTCCAACTATGGTATCCTCCGGCACTTCATAAAATGGTTTTCCTTCGATTTCTATCAGACCTATAGCCGCGCTTTCGGGCAGACGGTAGATTCCATCTGCTGCGCCCAATTTATCCAAACTTACCCCTGTAGCTGTGTCACGGAATCCACTGTGGTACACTTCTTCGGCATTCTGCCATACAAGAGAGAGGAACCAAGCGAACAACCGGATAAGGATTCCAAGAGGGGAACGTAAGGTTGTATTGATATCCTCGCCGAATAACGTACGCGCTCGCTCTTCTATCTCTGTAAGTAGGTCACTGTATCGCTTACGTTTAAATCCCTGTTCATTAAGCATCTCGTGTTAGCACCTCCTTAACCTCTGTACCGTCACGAGCCACAGCTTCGAATGTACTAAAAAGTTTTCTCGTTTTACGGTCAAACTGGATATCGACCTTGGTTACTCGCTCAATTCGTTCCTCTTGGGAAATGGTTTCAAATACAGCCTCCCGAATCAAATCTTCATTCGGTTTTTTATCGTGGAGAACAGCTTGTGTAAAACCGTGTTCGCCATCCAAAAAGAACTCATTTTTATTGGTGTTCATGGCAATTTCAACTGCTTGATTTAATTCTTTTTTTTCACCCACCATGACAAGTTCTCCCTTGTCAAAAACCAGATCGCCGTCCTTCAAAAGAAAAGACCTCATCCTAACACCCCAACAACAACGGCATCTGACAGGCTATGTCTACGTCTAGCATTCGGTAAGGTATGTTCTCCTTTTAACGCTTGATCTATCGCCCTTTCCGAAAAGACAACTAGCACAATTTGACCAGGCTTCAAAACAGGAATATATTCTTGCTCCATACCGCCCACTTCAAAGTGATGTTTTAGCACGGGTACGCCTTCTAATAGGGGAAGGGGGACAATTCCTCTCCCTTTGACTTTTTGTTTCATGAGAGGCTGTACAGAGGCTCTACGCGTTGCCTTATCATACTTGACAACCTTTGCGACTGTGGCAGTGTGTAGTTGACGCAATTCACTTTCCAGCCAATCCTTTAACACCTCATCCATGAAACACCGCCTCCATTTCTGTAATAAAATTAGTTCCGTCATACACATGGCGACCACGGGCCACACGTAGAGAACCCTGTACCACTTTACTTTGAATGGTGATTAAACTACTTGTTGTAATTCTGTGTTGCAGCAGACTCTTAGCCCTATATCCTTGTTCTCCCTCACTAACAAACAGTTGAGGGGAACCAATCAACCCCGTACGTGGTGACAAAATAAAATTCGTCTTGTCTCCGCTGTTGTGCGGACGTAAAAAGAGACGCCCTTTGTTGATATAAAATGGCGTCTCACAATCCTCTGCAATTTTTTTAATGGCTTCTGTGACCGATCCCTCGACCGTTATTCCTTCTTCGTATTTGATATCCTTTTGTAGTGACCATTCCCCAATTTGTAAGTTAGCTGTTTTGATTACATCTCGTAAGACGGTAGAGGCAGACGTTTGTTTTTTATAAGCCTTGCTTTCGATCGTTCGTTCTTTCAACGGTTCACTGTCCAAAACGATTATGGATGTACGTTTGTCCGGCCCATCCCAGGACGTTTCAAGATCGACCAATCTGCCTTCCAATATTGTTCCTACATCGCCAGCATATCCGGCATTTACTATGATCTTACTATCAAATTGGGCAATGGCATTTATGCTGTTATCAGATAGGTTGTATAGATCAATCCGGCTCTCGTTCGGCTCTGCGTTATCACTAAACGGCACATCAAAGGCTAGAGTAAGCTCGGAAGCTTTAAAGGAAACATTACCTACCAATAACTCAATCACTCGCTTATAGGCCAAACTCATTCATCCTCACCAACCTGTAGCAAGACCGTCTCACCAAAGTTATCCCAGATGATATGTTTTTCTCTTCCGGCCGGATCAATAGGAACAAGCAGAGGAGCCGGAAACCTGTTGTCTTCAAACGATTCAAAGACCGGAACCCCATATACCAGCTTGGCCCCCATGACAAGCAGCTCGTTGTTTTTCATCAGGTCAAGCGTAAAAAAATCAAACCGATCGTTGTAATTGATCTCGATTTCGAACAGCTCAACCCCTAGCTCTATTTCCATTTTGTAAGGAATTAACTCTTTTTCAATTGGTATATACTCCACGCTTGCCTCCTATCCAACGGTAATAACCATACCCTCTTTCAGCCTTACACTCTTCGGGATATGTCCATTCCATTTCCTCATTTTCTTCACGTCTACACCGTACTGACTAGCGATACTCTCCCAGGTTTGCCCCTTTCTAACCGTGTGTTTTTTTCCGGTTGGTTGAGAGCTTTTTGCTTTCGTTGCCGTTTTCCCTTTCTTGGTTGTTTTGACTTGTTTTCGACCTGTAGTAGAAACAACTTTCACATTCGTAATAGCTTGTTTTGGCAGGTTAGCGCTAAATTTTTGTTCTACGCGCCGTAACTCACGTATTTGCATGGTAAAAGCCATTCCGTTTGCTATCTGGGCGTGATGATCCGTTTCAATCGACTCGATAATACCTTTTGTAAAAATATTTCGTCCCGTGTAGGTTACTGGTTCACCAGCATTCATGAGGTTCACATGGTTTTGTCGAGTCTGTGCGGCTTCTGGCCCAACCATCAGACCAGTGATAGCAAACTTCTTTAGCGCTGGTTCCACATGGTCTGTAATGGCTGCACCGTTTTCAACGGGATGCTCGGAAACCTTTACACTGTATGTGGGCTTTTCGTTTATGACGTGGATTTCCATTCCGTTAATTGTCGCCATGCCTTACACCTCCACATACTTAGGGTTTCTACGTCCAAACGATTTGAAAGCCTCGTCTATTGCCTGTTTAACCTCTTGCTTCATATCTTGGACAACGCTACTATCCGCATTGCCTTGTACGTTAATAGTAATTTCGACCTTGGTCGGGGCAGAGGTGTTATTGGTAGTATGATTGTTATACATAGAAGAATGAACAGCCTGAGCCGTATTAGGCATTTGAGCCATTCCCCCGACTGTTTCACCTGCTAGGGAAGAGATAGCCTTGCTTACATCCGGCAAACTGTTTTGAATCCCGATCCCGTACCCTTCACCTGTAAAACCACCTAGCTCCATAAACACGCGTGATGGTGAGTGTATATCAAGCACAGATTTAAACTGATCTACAGCAGAGGTAGCGATACCTGCAATGGATTCCTTGATATCACCGACCATGCTCTTGATCCCATTCACGAATCCCTGGACGACATTTTTCCCAATCTCAAATAGATCAATGTTTTTGAGAAAATCAACAGCAGCCTTCCAGCCATTTACGATGCTGTCTTTTATTCCTGTCACAATGGTTTTTACGCTGTTCCACAGGTTTGTAAAATTGCCTGTTAGGGCAGACACCATGTTACTAACAAGGCTTCTAGCTCCATTCACGCCACTAACAAAGAATGATTTCACAGCCGCCCAACCGCTGGACACGATGCCTTTTATCAGCCCGAAACCTGTACGAATAGGGCCAAGCAATCGACCAAGGAAAGTGAGGTTTATGAGGTTCCAAACAAATTGAAGTGCACTGCTTACGAAACCTTTCACACCTTCCCACAATGCCGACCAGTTTCCAGAGAATAGAGCTGAAAAGATTTTTATCGTGTTAAGGATCATTCCAACAGCCCCCTGGATAACGCCCTTGATGTTATCCCATACACCCTTAATGACAAATAAAGCGACTTTCCAAATAACAGTTAAAACAGGTTGCAAAGCTTTAAACGTATCGGTTAGGAAAATAGAAATGCCTTGGGCAGCTTCCGCAAACAAGGCGCTATTTTCTGTGAAAAAGCTTTGAATCTCACCGAAAATACCTACCGCAAACTCCTTAACGGTACGGATAGTCGAATCTACCATATTTCTAAATGGTTCGAATTTCTGATAGGCAAAGTAGATCGCTGTACCGATCCCCACGATAGCCGCAATCACACCCAGGATAGGGCTTGCGATACCAGCGACAATTCCAGCAATGCCAGAAAAAGCGCTGAATCCGGCAATGATAGAAGGTAGAAGCGAGATAAAAATAAGGAATGTCCCACCCAAAAGGGTAGCAGCAGCCGTTACCGCAAGAATGATGGCAATTGTTTTCTTGGTTCCATCGCTTAGACCATTAAATTTTTCAACTACGCTGGTTATGCCAGAGGATAGCCACGTAAGGGTAGGGACGAACGCTTCACCGATGGATAACTGAGCGCCTTCTACTGCTGATTTCATCTTTTCAGTAGCACCTTTAAGATTATTCATTTGTCTTGCGGCAATTTCAGCAGCCGTTCCAGCCGAATCTTTTAATTTTTGACTGTATGTGTCCAATCCTTTTGGATCGTCCATTAAAGCAAGCATGGCGCTCATTGCTTCTGTACCGAAAATCGTCTGTACGGCACTAGCTCGTTCTGCATCACTTAAATTCGTAAAAGATGATTTCATTTGACCAAGGATATCCGGCAGCCTACGCATTTTTCCGTTCGCATCTTCTAGCTGAATACCATAGAAACGCAGTAAGTCTGAAGCTTGCGTTGTAGGGCCAGCAAGTCGAGTGACGGAAGCGCGTAACGCTGTACCAGCCATAGAAGCATCAAGACCAACGTTTCCAAGATAACCGGAAGCCGCTGCCATATCTTCGAGTGACCACCCGACTGCATGCGCCGCAGGTGCAACGTATTTCATGGTTTCACCGATACCTAATAACGTTGTATTGGACGTTGTGAAAGCTTTCGTGAGTACGTCTGCTGCGCGTTGTGACTCTGTAGCAGTAAGCCCAAACCCTGACATAATGTTTGACGTAATATTTGCCGCATCACCCAAACCGATTTGCCCTGCTGCTGCTGCATCTAGTACACCAGGCATAGCCTCAATGATTTCATTGCTTTTAAAACCTGCCATCGCTAAATACTGCATACCTTCTGCTGCTTGGCTACTGGTAAACACGGTGGATGCTCCAAGCTCTTTGGCTCGCTTGGTCAATGCTTGCATTTGTGTGTCAGTAGCACCTGAAACGGCTCCAACACGGCTCATTGCATATTCAAAATCGGAAGCCGTTTTAATAGCTGAGCCTAATCCGGCTGCGATGCCAGCGCCTCCGGCCAATAAAAAACCTCCGGCGACTTGAATATCACCAGAGGCATGATCTATTTTATTCATCACTTTCAGGGAGCCGTTTGAAAAGTCACCGTATTTCTGTCGCAAGCCGTCCATTTCTCTACTTGCGCGTTGTGCCGCTTTTTGTTGCCGATCCAACGCGCGCGTGACACCATCTGAGGAATGGATTGTGTTTCGACTTGCTTCGGCTGCTGCGATGGTTGCGCGCTTTGCTCTTTCGTCCACTTGTTGCGCTTTCGTTGCAGAGCTAATCGCTTTTTCTGTTGCCGCTTGCACCCGTTGTAAAGCTCTTGCTTTTGCTTCATCGGAAGAAGTTGAGCTTTTGGTAACGGCGGTAGCCTTTTCTATTGCCGTCTTTGCTCGTTCAGCAGCTTTTGTGGCCCGTTCATGGGCCGTTGCTGCTCGATCTACTGCCTTGGCTGCTAGTGCATTGGCTTTGTTGGCCCGTTCAGTCGCCTTCGTTGCTTGGTCAGTCGCATGTTGTACCTTGGATACGGTCGAGCCTAACGCCCCTGACCTTTCCGCTACTGCCTTCATAGACTTGCCAGCTTTGCCCATGCTCTCATTCATGCTATCGAACGTTCTTGTACTTGCGCCAGAAAGTTTAGTTAACCGTTTGTCTAACGCTTCTAGAGGACTGGACGATATCTTATAGCCGACATCGACAAATAGTTTCCGTAAGGACACTTACCTGCCTCCTTTCCTCTTCCGGCCTTTATTACCCGCTTTGTTTTGCAACTCAACCATATAATCCAAAGCCGCATTTGCTTCGAAAATATCGTCCCAATCCATTTGGCAAGCATCCTGATAGGTGATACCGCCATCTGATAGGACTAAGCGCCAAAAGGCCCAATTATCCTTCGCTCGAATCTTGTAGATGGGACTTGCGAAAAGATGAATAGGAGGTATTCGTAAACTCTGACGCTAAAGTCATTAGCTCGTCAAAATCCTCGCCGTTCTCTTCATCAAAGTAGCTCCATGATACTTTTGGATGTACAATGACATGTTTCATTAGTTCCGCAAAATAATTTTCCTCAATTAACACACCATGCTTATTTTTGCAACGATCGCGCATCTGGACGGCTGCTCGCATTCCTGGGTGTTGCAGGGTATATTCTGTCTCGTTGATTTTTTCAATGTGTTGTTTTGCCATGTATAATCTCTCCCTTGGATTGTATAGTTCGTGTTCTTGGTGTATCAGATCCAAAATTTATGATCTTTTCGTTCGTCTTTTGTCTTTTTCAGATCCAAATTTGTGCTGTATATCGTTCGGTTTTCACAAAAAAGAGCAGGAACTTGTTGGTCCCTACTCTTGTGTATAATCTAGCACGACAATTTCAAACTCTCGGTCTTCTGCCTCATCGCTGTAACTGACTGCTGCCTGTTTCTTAATTCGTGCTTTCGTGCCACCTGTTTTTTCTTTGGGTTCGCCGTTGGAAATTACCCAAATGTCACTCATTTCTTTTTGTTTCGCCAAGTCATTCAAGAAAGCAACAGACGGACTCGTTGCTTGTAACGTAATTTTAATGGTACCAAGTGGGTTATTAATCTCGGATACAACAACATCGCCTTGTGCCCCTACACTGGTAGAAAACTGTTCCTCGTCTTTCTCGCACTCAACAAAAGAACCGTCAGTAAAACCCGTAATAAACGTACCGTTTACCGTTACCGTAACTTCCATTGCGTCATAACTGGTTGTAGCCATTTCTTATCACCTGCTTTTCTTAATATCGAATGATTCCTTTCACAGTCGTTTCATGGATCGCCCCTGCTAATTCAAAGGCGAAAGAACCCCCTTGATAGGTGCGTTTGGCACGATCTTGCTCGCTGACTTCATTGCGTTTTTTGAAATTCATGCTATACAAGGGAATGCCATTTTCATCTGCAATAATGCCTTGTTGGTATGCCATGGTAAGCACCTTGGTAACTCGCCCCTCAATGAGTGAAATACCTGCGTTGGTGTATGGGATTTTTGGCGTGTTGTTTAGCAAATGTTGCAGTTCTTTTTCCATCGTGTATTTCACAAAATCCTTGCCGTGGATCGTGTCGATGTACTCGCCATAGACTAGCTTTCCCTCACTTGTTCGCGGCTCTCCGGCTTTCATTACATACGTGTTAGCTCCGGCATCATGAATCGCTTGTAATCCACCAGAGGTAAGGTCAACCGGATTAATTCCTTTTAGCTCTTTAAACTTCCATGTGACGGAACCAACTTCGGCAGAACCAATCGCACCGACAACAGCAGCATCTATCCATTGAGCAGCGTTTGGATGATACCAAACCATGGTTCGTTCTAGCTTCTTGGTTTGTAAGGCGGCTGCCTCTTCTTTCGTTGTTACGCGCGCAACGCACATTCCGTAATCGAGTAGTTGTAAATGCTCGTTAATCGAGAGATAGTCTGCTTCTGTTCCATCTGTCACCAAAACAAAATACCAGCCTTTCCCGCTCAATGATTCAAGCAGACTGGTATAGGTTTCCTCTTCTTCTGTTCCTTTGGCTGCAATGGTAATAAAGGCAGGAGCCTTGTCACCTTGCAGAAAAATTGCTTTTGCCATTTTATATTCCGTGGTTGTGTCAGGAAAATCTGTTTGTACTTCGTCCAAGTCATAATACTTTTTGTATTCCTGACCGCCCTTTTTTTGGCCCAAAATTAATGGGACACCAAAGCCCAATCGTCCTGACGGCTTTTGTAAATCAATAATAACTGTAACGTCACTTAACGCCATCCGGTGCTACCTCCTCGGAAACCTTCATTTTTTCAATCCATTCACTGTGGGTATACATAAACGAATCTATTAGCCTACATTTCACGTCATAGCCTGCGCGGTACTCATAGGCAATTTCAAACAAGGCATTGCGGTCTTGGGTATCACCAACAGAAACCACCACAATGCCGTTATCTCGCAACCCTTGTCTTGCCTGTCCAACTAGCCACTGTCTTGACTGGTTAGACATTTGTAACGCCTCTCGCTGGTCTTTATGGCAGCAGGTGAAAGATAACGTCATTTCTACCTGCTTTTTTGCATGAACCTCTAGTGAATCGGCTGTAGGTACGTACTTTTCAATAGGCATAGGTGACTGATCTTTATAGGGAGTCACATACTTGTACGTCATAAATGGATAGGGGGGTTGATCTCCTGATCCATCGGCTGCAATGACCTTGATTCCCAAGGCTTTTGCCATTCCTGTAATGATGTTTTGTTCAAAGTATTTATAGTTAATCAAACGAACTCACCCTCTTTAACACATAGCGATAGCAGTCTGCATATGCGGTAAAGTCTGTTGGTTCTTCCACGCGATAACTGTTACCTGCGTATGTGATTTCACTGTGCAGCTCCATCGGATCAAGGCAATATAAAAGGTGGTCGGATTGAGTAAACCGACCACCTTGCTCCATTACAATTTTCATAGGCATAGGGACAATTGCCCCTGTGCGCTGCTCATTTTCTTCCGCACCTTCCATCCAACGTCCGGTTTCGTCATAGTCCCCCTTTGTTTTCAGAAGAACGTCAAACGTTGTAGTGAATCGGTTAAGTAAACCGCTGAACTGAAAAACCCTTCCATTTACCATCTTGTCACCTCAAATTCAAGTGAATCAATCAACTTTTTCCCATCCATAAGGGGATTATTGCTGCCTTTCAATTTTTGTGTGAGTGGTGCGTTTTTCTGAAACGATCCAGACTGCATATGGTCTTTCACATCGGCAGTTAGCTTTTTGGCAGCTCTCTTCATCGCTTGATCGGCTGTAATCCGACCTTGTAGAGCATCGTCTAGCAACTTTTCCATTTCACGCAAGAGAGAAGGTTCACTTTTTTCATAACCAGCGCGCAAGAAGGAACGTTCAGGAACGATGATAAATTTCTTGTCTTTTTTTAATGGCATTCCAAGGGCAATAAACAAGCCTCTGACTTTATCGGTAACAGGTATTTTCGCCCCATATTCATTAAAAATAGCAATCAACAATTGTTCTCTATCTTGCAAATATCCTACTTTCGCCCGTGTTCTGGACAGTTCAGCTACTTGTTTTTTCACCTTTTGAAGCGTCTTTTTATCCTCACGTACTTTCACATTCACACGCACTATATCCACCTGCTTACATAAGGAGATAATAACGCGGCCACATGGAGTGGCAATTGGGATAGAGTTGCTTTTTTCTCCGGTCTGTACTTCACCTGCATGACATCTAAACGTTCTGATTCAATCCCCTGGACTCTTGTAGACTCATGTAATAAGTCCTTTACAAGAAGGATACAAGCCATTTCAATTGCTTCTGGTAACGTCTGTGGATGGTCTTCCGTTGCCTCCCCAGGTAAGACGTACCCACCGTTATAGGTAATCTCAATTCCATACTTGCCAGCAGGAAACCCATAGGGGCAATAAATACTCCCGTGGGCTTCAAGTAGTTTGTACTCCATGGAACCAGAAGGCCCTTTTACATGATATACATCATGGATCGGTAGATGCAAAAGGTTAATCGTGTGTTGTCCACCATCATGATATTCCGTATAGTCTTGCCTTTGAAACTTTCGCTTGCAATAGGCTTCTATTTGCTGAGAGGCAACCGTAATGTAGGTGGAGAGGAGTGTATCACTCGCAACGTTTCCCCTCATACCTAGCATTTGTTTCGTCTTTTCTAGGGTGGTTAGCATTCCTTACACACCTACTTGCTTTCTGCTGGTTTTGGTGTTAAATCAAGCTCACCGAATACAGCAGCTTGCTCATCCCATAAACGAACATCATCGCGTTGAATCGCGCGGACATCTAGGGTATTGCGTTTGAATGCGTCCCCACCTGTTTCCGTTGATGCAAGTTCCATTTGCTCGCGTTTGAACAACACGATAGCCTCTTTCAAATCACCAATGATGCAAGGTGCTTTTTTGGCTGTGGTTGGTAAGAATCGGTTAGATACAACAACTACCGTCTTTCCAAACAACGTTTTACGGGTAGGTTGGGTTGGATCGGGTTGTAGCAAATACTTTCCTTCGGAATCTTTGAGTTTATCCAAATGATTGAAACCGTCCTGGTTTGTCAAAATGATAGCGCCGGATGAAATAGCAGGGTCAAGGTCAACGTTAAGAACGTCTTTTATGTCGTCTACTTCTTTTAATTGTTTTTTTGTTAGTGTTTTTACTTTCTCCAAAATAAGCGTATTTCTCGTTACCTTGGATTTCTTTCCGAGCCAGTTTGTCACGTATGAAATAATGTTTTGGTCACTGTCCTGTAGCAAACTGCGGGACAGAGGAAGAATACCTGCCCGATCCTTAATCGCATAGTTCAATTTCCCGAACTTAGGGTTGTCCGTTTCGTTAATTAGTCCCATTTCATCGACTTCCGCAAACGGAACCATGTCGGCGTTTTTTTCCAAGACACGGGAACCGGAACGGGTGTTTACTGGCTCGACAGTAACAAACTGCTCTAGAGCATCAAACGAACGCGACAGCTCGTTGATTTTAGTTTGGATGTCCTGTGGGATAATTAAATTTCCATCCTCTTCCGTTAGACCTGACATGGCGCGCTCTTCCATTTTTACCTTTTCAAGTACCTCGCGTTCTTCACCAGTAAGACTTTTATTGCGCAATCCCTTCATGAAAACATCCCGATATTCAATGGCATCTTCTTCGCTGCGCGCCTCTTGTACTGGCTCTGTTTTAGGCGGTTTAATATTGCGTAGCTCCTCCATTAGATCAAGCTGTTTACGTAGTTCCTGGGCTTTGTCGGCATGTTTACGGGCCTCGTCTAACTTACCTGATTCTGTTGCGCTGCGTGCTTCCTGTAACAATTCTGCTAGTTCTTGACGTAATTCGCGTTCTTTTTCATCCATGTTGTTTATCCCTCACTTTTTAGAATATAAAAAAGACCTTTATCGGATTGATAAAAGGTCAATTTCTAGTAACAATTTTTCTTTTTCGTGTTTGCGCTGCTCTTTTGTCGTGATTCCAAATTGCTCCATACTCCGTTGATTCACTTCGCTAGACTCATAGGCCGGAAAGGGGGTAGGGGATACCTCGAATAGATTAACATCAAGTAAGGTGCGCACATAGATATCTTCTTCCCTTACGTATTCCCAAGCGTCTCCATTGTTTCGAACATAGAACCCGAAACTAACCCCGTCTACATCCCCACGTTGAATAGATTCATAAGCATCCTTACCCCAGGTGTTGTTAGGTAGATCAAGTTCGAATCGTAGACCAATATCATCTTCATACAATCTGAGAGTTTCATTTTTCGTTGAACCAAGCACATAATCCGTTCGATGATTCCATAGGGCTTTAATGGTGTTTTCTTCAAGACTTCGAGAGAACGCACCTTGAGCCACTTTTTCATAGAACTCACCATAAATCAATTTGCTTCGCTCGTTAAACTTGACGATATATCCACGAATGGAAAGTTGACTATTTTCTTTAACAGATCGAACCTCGATAGGGTGGAGGATATGCCTTGTTTCTCTCTTATTCATCTGTTTTGTTCCTCCCTTTGCTGGCCTTCGTTTTTTGAAGTTCTTCTAATTGATCTAACCATGTCATATTCAATGGAATGATGGGTCTATCGCCAATTTCCCCATAGCCGTTCTGGTTTTCTTTCGCTCTTACTTCGTTAAACGTGATACCAGAAATAGATACCATGTCCTTATAGTACTGGGCGCGACTTTGACTATCACCGCGCAACTCGCTTTCCACGTTAAACTTGGAATAAAACTGTTTGCGCTCTTTGTTTGTGAATAGCTTATAATCAATTTCTTGCTCCCAATTGGTTATGATCGGCTGCAAGGTGTTTTTTACGTATTCAATGGATTGATGTTCAATGTTGGAAAAGGTAGCCCGATCCAACTGCCCTAACTTATGGGGTGGAATTTTATAGATTTTCGCTATTTCACCAATACCGAACTTTTGGGTTTCAATAAACTCAGCATCTTTCAACGGCATTCCTAAGCTTTGATAGTCCATACCACCATCTAAAATCGCAACCTTATGAGCGTTACTTAATCCGCTATTTACTTTCAACCACTCCGTTCTAGTTCGGTCTTTCGCCTCCGGCTGCAAGATATCAGGCACTTTTAAAATCCCTCTGCTAGTCGTACCATTCGCATAAAACGCACCAATGAATTTATCTGACGCTTGTTGTATACCAAGCTTTTCACGGATGACTGAAATAGGGGAAATGCCTTTTAATCCTGTCTTACTAATAGCCTTTAAGTGGAGTACATCAAACCACGGAATTTTACGTTGTTCTCCATTTGGCAATGTCGTTACATACCACACTTCACCTGTTTTTGGATCGGTGGTTACCTCCGTCAAAGATGGAGTTAACGGCCATAATGCTTGCGGTCTGCCATCCCGTCCCCAATCAATCAGAGCGTAGGCATTTCCCCATAACATTACATGCACCTGTAGCAACTCTTTAAACGTGTAGGCACTCATATAGGGATTGGGCCGAATGCCTAGTAGATTCACAACCGGATGAGAACGTTCGCGCTCGATTCTGTCCCCTTTTCTTTTGAAAATCTGGATTGGTAACTTACCAATATCGCCACCTAAAATACTAGCGCATGTGTACACGTTACTGTTTAGTAGGGCGGTATCACTTGTGACACGCTCCCCACTGTAGGTAGTAGAGCCACCTAGCATATTAATCAGCCAGTCCTTGGGATTCTGAAAGTCTGATTCATTTTCTTGCAATAGGCTCCTGAATATCATTGGTTTCACCTCCTGTCGTCAGGCACTTTGGACAGTTTTTTACCGATTAGATAGCCAAATAGACATAAAAAAACACCGGATACATAGAGTCCGGCGATACCATTTAGTAAATATGTGGCTGTCGTAATACAAGCACATCCAGAGAGAATGAGAATATCCTCGATAAATAAGTATAGGAATTGGATGAATTTCATTCTTTTCCCCCTCTCTTAAAAACTGAAATCTCCTGATAAAATATGGGCATTTAAATCCACTTTTGGATCGTTGCACATTACCCTTACATGTGCATTTATCGCTGATGCTATTGGGTCGATCCGCTCCGTAGATTTGGACTTGTCCAACATAATGTTCTCCTGGGCGTCCACCTTGGTAACTGCGTTTCCGATTGACCATTCAAGGACGGGGTTTTTGTCATGAAGAACCTTCTTTTCTAAGACCATTTCTCTGAAATTCTTAGTCGGTTCTGATAGAGTACGTACCCCTTGCCTAATTTCAATCATGGTATAGCCTTCGGCCTCCATATCAGCAGCAAATTGCGTTGCATTGTACGGATCGTAACAAATTTCTTTGATTTTCCATTCCTTTTCGCGCTCCATGCGCTGAATATACGCCTTAATAAACGTGTAATCTACAACAGCCCCAGGAGTGGCCGTTACCCATCCTTGCTGGATATATAGATCATAGGGGAATCTATCTGTTTTTCTTTTCACTGCCAACGTATCTTCCGGCATAAACGAATGATTGAGTATGACAATGTGGCCATCTTTTAAATCAAATTCAAACGACACACTTGTTAAGTCAATTTTTTTAGACAGGTCAATACCAACGATACAATCAAATTCAGCAAGATTAGGCATTTCATCAACGCCACATTTTGCCCAGGCTTCCAAAGACATGTACCCGTTTTCCTTTTGATCCACCCACCGGTTCATATTCTTGGTTAAGTAGTTTCGCATCTTCTCCGGCACGTCTAAAGCTGCTTTAAGCTCGCCACGCAAATAAGCCATACCCTCTTCATATGAACATAGGATCGGGTTGGCTTTTATCCAGACAGATTCATCCTTGATATCATCGTCCTTGTCAAGCTCGTTGACCATTACAAAATATTCATCATTTTCTATGGATGAATGGGGGTCAAGGATATTCGAAATATACTTATATTCCACACTATAGCAAGGGTGGTGCAGGTTGAATCCTGCTGTTGTAATAATCATCATTAACGGTTGACTACGTGCGCCCATGCCCGACACAAGTACGTCATAGATTTCAGATGTAGGGTGGGCGTGATACTCGTCTATGATGCCAGCTTGTACGTTAAAACCGTCACCCGTTTTTCCTGCATCCTTTGATAGAGCAGCGATAAAAGATTCACTTTTGATGTGTTGTATTTTTCCGTATGCAACTTTGAACTTTCCTTTAAGATCGGGGCAACTATCAATTTGCGTTCGTGATTCATTCCAGACAATTTTACTTTGCTCGGCTTTGGTAGCTCCGATGTAAACCTCTGACATGTTTTCACCGAAAGCAGATGCTTCAAAGCTTGCTACAGCTCCCAAGGATTGCGACTTAGCATTTTTCCTACCTACCTGCCAATACGCTTTCCGAAAACGCCGTAAACCTGTATCCTTATGCACCCATCCATACATGTTCCCAAAGACAAACACCTGGATTTCATGAGGGGTTATTCGTTTACCAGCAAGTTTCCCTTTTGTATGTCGAAATAAAGACATCCAGTATAAGAATCGGTGTGCTTTTTCCTCGTCAAATACATAAGGAAAATGTTCCGTACCCTCATTCTTGATATCATCCAAGAAACGGCTGCACGCCCATTTGTGTTTCTCACAAGCAACTACCTCGCCAGCTACGACATCAAGGCTGTAGTCAATTAGATATTGTTTGATCATAAATCACCGAATGCCTTTTCGACCGCGCTAGGCTCTTGCTTCTCCTGCTTCGGTATCACAAGCTTGCAACGGGAAGCAATGGTAAGGCCCAGGTCATTTGCTGCTGCTCTACATTGTTTGAAAAGCTTATCCTGGTTAATCAATAAATCTGAATAAGCTGCGTTTGCTTCTTCCCATTCGTTCATGTCAATTACAGCCCCGTCATCATCATGAATGGCTTGTTTGCGTTGCACTGTCAATTCCGTTTCCAACAAGGCGTCTGTGACCTTTATATACATCTTTCGAGCATACAAAAAGCGAGCCAACGCATCTACATCAAGATTAGTCATGATGCCGATATGCAGCAGCTCGCTTGCAATCTTTTTAAATTCTTTTTTCAAGTCTTTCGGTAGGTAGCTAGGAGGCTTTATTTTGTCGTTTGCCGCCTTTATTTCTTGGGTTTTACGCTGTTCAATCTCTGCTTTTGTTAGATTCTTTTTCCCTTTGAATAGCAGCAAGTCAACTGGTTGCCTTGGTCTAGCCATTCCCTCACCTCCTTTCATTTCTGAAAATCCATTTAGGGAACTTTTTTTACGGAAGACTGACACGCGGTCTAGCGTTGGCACTGTGCAGGTTTTTGATACCCCCCTCACCAATACCTTCATACGCTTTTAAAAACTCACCTTACCCACTTTCTGTTGCTCTGTGAGCGTCTATATTTAATCATCCTACTTTTCTATTACTTCAAATAAAAAAGTCCCCTGAGATAAGGAGACTAAATGAAAACAATCTATACGTGTGCAGGTTCAGGTATTTCTACGTGAAGGGGTGGAGGAATTAACCATCCTTTTTCTTTGTTTATCCGTAGTAATCTTACCCCATATTGTGCTTTTGTAATATGGAATTGTCCAAACATCATGCCAATGTCTTCTCTAATCGACTGACCCATAATTTGACTACATGCAACTAATCCAGCCGCTATATCTTTAGTTACAGACGCAGCAATTTCAGGATCACTAAACCTAGCACCAACAGGAATACTTTCTAATGATGCTGATGGTCTTTCTGGTGGAGAAGGGGGTAGAACAATACCATTAACTTTTAACAAATTTTCGATTTGTTCAATTTCTTGCTTCATGGTTTGGATAGTATCTTCAAGAAATTTTTTAAGATCAGTATCGCCAGTATGGTTAATGATTGTTTGGTACCCAGCTACATAACCCTTTGTACCAGATAGATAACTCCATACACCAAACACTTCACCGTAGTGCATTGGTTCATTTTGTGGATTACCACTTAAAATTCCCATGATTGTCCTCCCTAGTTGAAAAATATCCATCGAGTGACCTTCCTTTCTTAACGATTGGTCACATCCTTATAATTCCTAAAAAAAATGACCCTATTCATCATTTCTAACGATAAAAGGAATATGGTAATTTTAACCTAATTTTTGTTTTCACTGGACATCTTCTATCGGATGGATCATGTCTCGAAATGAATCGATAAATTATCTCCAAGCGCCTCTATCCTCTATGCTTTGTTTAACCTTCTCCTTCTTCAAAAAACCCACCTTGCCCAATTTCTGTGGCTCTGTGAGTGTCTGTGCTTCTGATGTTAGAAAAATAATTTAAAAATGATTCTCTGACCAAAACAAAAACCAGCCCAACACGAAAGTAAATGTTTGACTGGTTATATTTATTCTTCTATCAATCCTCATTAGTTCTACAACGAAAAATTTTCGTTCTTCACTTTATCCACATGCCCATCAAGCCAAGAATTTCATAGAACCCCCAGAACGAAAAGTATACGTATTTTTGATGAAAGGTTTACTCTCCTTTTGTTGCATCTACATTTGTATTAGTCTTACTTCGTTGCCCCATCCGAGTCAAAGCCTTGCACACCAAGCTGGTCAAAGACTTCTTCCTGAGTTAATGTACCATTCTCCACTTGTTCCCTCAATCCATCTAGCTCTTTCTTCGTTTCTTCATCTATTTGCACTTCTTGCATTTCCTGCTGCTGAAAGACGTTCACATCAGGTTTATCTTCCTGAATTAGCATAAAAGCCACAGTTGGTACAATGACTGCTAGTGCTAATGACCCAATTATCCATTTTAATGCTTTTTTATTCATTCGAATCAAACTCCCTCATAGTTAATTTTGCAAAGATAACTTCTTACAAATACCACTCTACTAGGGAAGTATGTCAGATGAGTGTCCACCTTTAAATGAACCCTTTCGTATGTTTTGTAGAAATCCAAGGACAACTACGATTATGGAAAGAACGTTTTTCTATTGAAAAAGATTCTAAGATTCATCAGTGTTGCTTGGTTGTTCGATTATCCTGCCCGATACCTTAACACACCATGTTTTGAATAAATTGATAGATTATCTCCAAGCGCCTCTATCTTCTCTAGCAGTCTTCTGGTTATGACACGGCTCACATAATGGCTGCCAGTTGTTCCGATCCCAAAACAACGTCTTATCTCCCTTGTGTGGAACAATATGGTCAACTACTGTAGCACCGTTTAGTAATCCGTTGTCATAGCAATGCTTGCAGAGTGGATGCTTTCTCAATAATCCTATTCTTGCTTTTCTCCACTTAGCATCGTAGCCACGTTGCGTAGATGATCCACGTTCTCGGTCATACTGCTGGACTTGTTTCTTTTGATGCACAGGGCAATATGCTTCTCTTGTTAATGTTGGGCATCTTGAATGCAAACAGGTCTTTCATGGTTTGCTAGGCATTGTTTCACCTTCCTTGTTTACTAGAAAAAATATCTATCAAAATGACCTATATATATTTATTTCTTTTCTTTTCTTTTGTGTACTTATTGCATACATCATGTAGCAGAAACTAGAGTTACTGTTGCAGAAATGGGGGTTATTGCTTACAAAAACCCAACTGGTTATAATACCCATTTTTACTCAATGAGTTATTGTTAACAGAAACCCCTATTAATGTTGCAGAAACTACAGTTCAAACAGAGTTATTGCAACATGATGTAAACATTAAGTACAAACAAAAAAAGCTACCCAATTGATCGAGTAGCCTTTCCTTGCTTTTATTTACCTAAACATATTATCCAGATGGAGTACCCTTCATTACATACCCATCACCTATTATGTTTGTTCTTGAAAAAGAGACGATTTATTTTTACATAGAGAAGACATGTAACATAAAGGTCTGTTCTATGTATTCATCTTTCGATTTAAGTAAACTCTTGTCCAAAAAAATATTGCAGTACCAATAAGTAAAATTGTAAATTGTAATCCAGTGTTTCCAGACTTAAAAAAATCATATAATGACCAAATCAATAAAGCTACCGTATAAAACATAAAGGTGTTTTTAGCTGATTTTTCATTATGAGATTTCTCCATCTCATCTGCTTTTCTCATATTTTTTCCTCCTCGTAACAAAATAAATAATTCACTTGTGTGTTAAGCTCTCTCGATAATTTAAATGCCAAGGATAAAGTAGGGTCATATTTATCATTTTCAATGGCATTAATCGTTTGTCGAGTAACATTGCATCTTTTTGCGAGTTCACCTTGTGAAATACCCATATCTTTTCTAATACTCGAAATCTTATTTTTCAATATAGGTCTCCTCTTAAATGTAAAAAACTTTTTACACTTTCATTGTAATACAGTAAATATAAATGTCAAATTGTTTTTACACCCTACTATCTCTATTCATTTCATAAAATAGTTGTTCTTTAGTTATTTACCTTATCCTGGTAATGTCGTAAACATAAAAAATAGCCACCCGTAGGTGACTAACTCTCTAATTCCTATGATATAAATTTACACCATCTAAAACCTAATGGCACATGATTAAAGCCTATTTTTTTCATATTAACATTTCCTTTATCCATACATTAAGCAGAGTTAGTGCAACATGAACAACATATCTGATTACATAAAAACCACCCGTCTCCAGGTGGTTCGTTCCATTCATATTTTCTTTCCCAAATTATAAACCTACGAGAGTAAATCCCGCTCAATACGTCAAAAGTGTACAATTTTGTCTAAAATGTCCGGTTGTGTCTAAAGTGTCAACCTACGCGGCTGTCCCTTCAAATAATGCCTGTGCGATTTTGATAATAATATTCTTCCTAATCTCATATAGACGTTGACGTGAGACTCCCACCATGAATGCTGTTACATTCATCTTTTCCCCATCAAGCATACATTCTAGTACCGCTTTTTCCTGTATGTCTCGAATTGTTAATGCCGCTTCGTCAATTTGTTTAATTTTCTTTTCTAATTCTTCGAGTCTACGAATCTTTTTGTTATATACTGCTTCTGGAATATTGAGAGTAGATATTTTTAGACCTTTTCCACTCGGCATTCCTGCATTATCGCCATATGAAGCTACTAAACGACTAGATATACTAGGCGTACTGCTGATAGATCGCTCTAGTTCTGTTCGTAACCATGCAGCCTTGTTAACTAAATACCGATAACCTTTTATCAATTCTTCCGCTTTTTGAAGCCATTCCATCGCTGGTTCCATATTAGTAATTGCCAATTGTCCATCATGTTCTTGAAGACCTTGTTGCTCAATCATGTATTTATCCCATTCTGGACAGCTTACTATTATACCGACATGACGGTTAAATGTTCGGCAAATACTCTTTTTACCCCAACAAGTAGCAGGGCATTTTTCACAAACGTTTTCGATCAACAATCCTTTATTCAACTTCCATTCCCCCTTGCCGTGGTATAAAATAGTTTCACGAACATATATTCAATGGCTCCCGTTGAGGGGGCTTTTCTTATGTCTCCACATAATGTGTGATTTCCGTGCTTTTGACTCTTTACTTTCAATCGTTACTCGGAACATGGCTTGTACCTCTGCTCACAAATCGTGTGTTACATCAATTTTTCCAATTTAATTCACCAATCCGTTTTCGTTATTCTCCTCTTCCTCTATCACCAGTTCATCTACATACCCACACAAACATCCAAGACAACAAAATTTCTTTCCATCAAGCATTGCGTTAACAAGTAAATATTCCGGTTTGTTCTTAATCTTGTGTTCACAGAACTCGCATTTCATCAGCCATTCCTCTTCCTTTTTAAATAAAAGTCATTTGTTTATTTGTCTCCTCAATCTCTCTTAGAAGATTCCCTTGAGGATTCCAGCTTGAAACGTGACTCTTAGCAATATCTAGATCACAAATAAGTGTGTTTTTGTAGGACTCGACATTGAAATACTCCTTGTATTCCCTCCAAATAGCAGAGAAAGCTCTACCTCGAATACTACTACTTTTATAAGCTTGTCCGTTCTTACCACCTAGCAATTCGATTACCCTACCTTTAGCAACATTCTGTAACTCCAACTGCTGTCCGTAATCTATAGTCTTACTACTCTCCAACTTCACAAGTCTTTTTTCGAAACTTTGAGTTCTCATATCCAAGGAAAGAATGGCTTGGATTTCTGGACTTATGCCCGCTAGTAGATGTTGTTCTGTAACTCGGTAATATTCATCTACTAACATTTCGTAGGCGTCCCAAGCTTCATCAGTATTTAAAGATTTGGCGTGCATCCAAGCGCCTTTCTTCGTCCATAGATAGATAACGGAAGCATTTTTAGAACCATCGTGAATTTCATGACGGTCGATAAAGTTGCGTTTCTCCTCGCCTTCAAGCTTGATATAGTGTTTGCTTTCTTTATATCGTTTACTGTTGTTGTTGAAATTGTAACTAATCTGTTGACGATCAGCTCTGTAGGACTCCGATAATTGCGTAGTGGTTAAAACCCGTTCACCTTGGTATTCAATAGGTGCTAGTTTCATGATTCCGCTCCCTCCCTCTTATTGGATACTACTTTCAAAGCTGGTTTCGTTGGTCTAACTTCTGTCAGACGGCCAAATTCATCAGTAGATACATGGTAGGTAGGGACGTTTTCAAATACTTCCTTGAACATATTGCTCATACCACCTGGATTCCTATCCATGTATTCCATGACCTCACTCATAAATTGGTCAAACAAGTAACTATCGTTATCCTGTTCAATCTTTTCAACAAAGACTGCTTGTTGAAACGCCTCATAATCCATCTCATCAGGGACTTTTTCTATCGTCTTATTTGTGTGGTTCGGTTCTCCATCCACATAATATTTTCGTTTTTCAAGAGTGATAAGCGAAAGAAAATCCGTTTTTTTCATTCGGTAAAAAGCGAACCATACTCGTATCTGCTCCCCGAACGATACCTCCTCTAGCTTAATGCTGCTCTTACACTCTTCAATGCATAAGTTATCAGCGTAAATCTCTTCCTCGACTCTCTTGCTAAAGGAATCTCGCTTGTTTTTCACAGTGTCATTAAGTTCCCCATACCTCTTCTGAAGTTGACACAACTCTCGATAGAGAATGTTGCACTTATGTCTGATTTTCTTGCGTTTTCTCTCGTACAATCGTAAGGCCACAAAGAAGTTTAGCGGGTTGTAGGCCTTGATATTCTTTACAGCTTCTAGCGTCTCGATAAAAATGTTACTCACTTTCTTTCCTTGTGATTCAGCTATCTCCATGCCTTCCCGAATTGTTTCCCCCCCATCTTTTTGCAAAGAAGCAAAGAATACTAATCTAGTCAATGTCTCATGTATTCGTAACGAGTATTTGTTATACAATAGCAAGTCTTCTTTTTGACTTAAAAACAAATCTTCTACAACCTTTCTTGTTTCCCATTTCAACGTAACTAGAGAGTTGTTTATTTCCATTTTGTTCATCCTTTTCACCCCTGGAATTTCTTGTGATAGTTGATAGTTATCTCGATACCATCGAATGCCCTATTTTCTTTTCCTCTCTAACCGATCCTACTGTTTTCAAATTACATCTCGCGTTCTGTAGTTCAATCCATCCCCCTCCAACGTAACCCTGTAATCTGCTGTCATTTCATACAGCCTTGAGCCAATAGCCTCATCAATTACACACATGTCCCTAAATGTTCGTTCTGATGAAACCAAGATGGGCAATTTGTTTAAATAGCGATAGTTGACAATAGCGAATAGCTGTTCTAACTGAAAATTGGTAGGGGTTTCTCTCCCCTTGAACAGATCATCTAAAAACAATACTTTAACGGTTTGCAATCGTCTGATCTTTGTATCCAGTAGATCAAAGTCGTTTTTCAGTTCGTTAAATCCTTCTACCCAAGGAAAGTAAGTAACTGCCACACCTTTTCTAATCAAATTGTTCGCTATTGCCATAAGTAAATGAGTTTTACCGGAACCTGGTCTACCTACCAGGGCTATACTATTTTTTCGTTCCTTATTAATCTGATCAAAATTCTTGTAGAATGAAGCGGCAATTCCATAGGCATCTTGAATCTCTTGCGGTAAGCCATCCAGATTAAAATTTTTGAAGCCGAGTTTTCTAAACTCTTCCGTTATCTGACTGGATTGAAATATGCGCTCTACTTTCCTTTTCTCTTGGCATTCACACTCTTTCCAGAGTTCATACCTTATCGGCTGATCCTTGTAAGCATACTCCTCATAGGACATCGTCCCCCCACGATCCTTGCACGTTAAGCACTGGTACTGAATTGGTGTTGAGGTGGTCGAATTGTTCTGAGCTTCTAGTGCTTTTCTTTGCAAGTCCTGGAACATCTGTACAAGATTTTCTCCTACCCTGTTCATTCTGTTCCCCCCGTTTTGAGTTTTGTAATTTCATCATTCCCTGTCTTGCTTCTGGCTCGCTTGTATTACGGACGATACCGAATGCATATTCAGCAGGTTTGTCACCATAGTTCATGATGTATGTAGATAGCGCATAGGTGACAATGGCCTGATTTGCTTCTGCTGTTTGTTTTGAATCAGTAGCATGTTTAGCTAGCCTGTCCCATATCTTTCTAAGGACACTATTTGCAATCTTTCCTGATTTTCTTTGGAGCCTCACCAGATCAAAGTATTCAACAAACAAACGATTAGGTAATTCAATCCGGTTGATGAGCTGTTGCGAATCGACAAAAGAGATCATTTCCTCACGACTCTGACAAGATTCTTTTATATGTTTTACTTGTTGTTTATCTTGTTGTTTAACTGCTGTTCTATTGTCGCCCTTTGGTGCGCCCTTACCTGCGCCGTTCAGTGCGCCTTTCGCATCTTTTTCGTCTTCTACAACCATTGGTATGACTGTATTTTCGGGAATAATAGGTGCGCCCTTTGGTGCGCCCTCTAGTGCGCCGTTGGGTGCGCCGTTTTTTGCGTAGTTTTCTAGCTGTTGAGATGCTTCATAATCCACGATAGTTATGAGTGTTGCGGCGTTTCCTTTGTATTTTGTTTGCGTTGTTACAATCAAATTTTGCTTTTCTAATCTTTGAATTGTTGTTCTAATTTCCTTGTAAGACCATCCTGCAATATCAGAAAACCCTCTTACAGAAAAGATGTATTGACCACGCTCACACCAATTAGAAGCCTTAAAATTAGCGTTCTTTACTAAGTAGTGATAAATAGCTTCATCTCTGAAATGCTCGAAGTTTATACGGGGAATGACAACGAAGCCCGCTTGGTATCTGTCTATGTGATCTCTCATCCCCCTATTCCCCCATTTCGTTGCTCTGTATCCCCTTGTTAATTACTCATTAGTTTGAGGCTACTGGTATTTTTTAAAGAAACGGCTTTAAGCGAACCTTTATCATTTCTATTGCCTTCTTTTTTCCAAAAGATCGCAAATCATTATGAAATAAATTCCAAATTTCTTCCCATTTATCAAACTCATCTCTCAACATGGAAATGCTTGAATCTATAAACAATCGGGCTGTCTCTTCTCCATTTTTAGCAAAATGAAGCATGTCATTTAGCGCTGTTACAAGTTCGATATCATGAGGGTCACTCATTGACTTGCCCCCTGTCCCGCAAGGTAGTTTCTGCGTTCTATCGCTATTTCTCTCATTTGAGGTATAACCTTAGTTTTATATTCACCTGGTATATCAGTAGTTATATAAGCATCTAGTACGTCAAGGCTGGCCTTTTCTACTATCGCTTTCCACCACTCCAAATATTTAAATCCTGTTGTTTTAGAGTAAAAAATGGTTTGGTCAACTCCAACTTCCGCAGACTGTTCAACAATCATTTTTATTACAGTGTTATCGCTATTCCATATAGATTCCAAGTTACTTTCCCCCTCTTTTGTCGAGGACAAAAATCATGTGTACAATTTCAAAATATTAGCTATAATGTCTAGTAGAGAGGCATGTCCTCTGTTCGTTCGGTAATCATTTCCCTAGTCCTCCAAGACATGTCGGGAAATGGAAGTGTTACCCCGCCTGTTTGACGCAGGTGGGTTTTTCTTGTTCTTCTACATGTGCCATCTCCAATAAGCCCATGAAAGCTCCTGAGCTTATTTTGGCTGTAAGCTCTTGATTACGTAGAATATCCTCGACCATTTCCGCTGGAGTAGCTAGGTTGTTCAAAGTAATTCACTCCTTTTCTTCCTTGTATATAATCGTGCCTAAAAGGCCCGCCTTCTGTTGTCATGCTTCTTTATCAGATGAGTTGAGATAATGAAAATTCTTATTCAAGAACACCCGCATATCTTCCGCTTTAAACATCCAACGGCCACTATCTTTGCTATTCGAGATAGTGGCCATATCCCTTTTGAACTTTGGATTGAGCAAAATTTTTTCAATCAGCCAATCTCGCTTACGGCACGTTTCCATTTCCAAACGCTTCAAATCCCACCAACAGCCACTCCGAGATTCTTTGAGAATTTTTTGTATTTCTAGCTTTGTTAGTTCCTTTACATACGTTTCATCAATTTGTACAGTAAGCATTTTTCTCCCCCTCTCTAGAACTCAACTCTTAGGTATTTAAAATACCTAACCACCCCAAAAAAAATACTACATTTAAATAAAGGTATTGACGATACCCCTAAGAGTAGATATACTAATTACAGGTATTAAAAATACCTCATTAACTAAAAAAGTTCCTCTGGTTTTCCTTCAAGGGTATCACAAATTTTCATCATTACTTTGAAGCTCGGATTTACACGGCCATACTCTAGGCTTTTGACGTGTTCCTTAGAGATACCAATAACATTGGCAAATTCTTCTCGTGTAAACCTTTTTTCTAAACGTTTACCTTTTAGTTTCTCGCGTTTTCCTAACAAGATAGTCAAGTTTATCACCTCCCATCAATTGATAATTTGATTATAAATGGTATTTACACTACCGTCAAGTATTAAAAATACCCTTTGGTTATATTTTATATTATGGAGGTCTTTGTGTCATGTCACTCGGAGAACGAATACGTGGTCGCCGTAAGCAATTAGGATTGACTCAATTAGAAATTGCCCAACAATTAAATATGGGTCGATCCAACTTTGGACATATCGAAAATGGTAGGGTAATTCCTTCTAGCACCGACTTAGATAAACTTGCAGATATTTTAAAGACAACACCTGGTTATTTATTAGGAAAGACAGATAATCCTGTTGTTAATACGCAAGAAAACCCATACCCTCTTACATCTAAAGAAGAGAAAGATATAGCAAAAAAATTACAATCCATGATGGATGAATTGGAGAGCGACACTCCACTAGCCTTTTTCGGGGAACCTATGGATGAAGAAGATAGGGAGTTATTAAGAATTTCCCTAGAAAATTCGTTAAGAATATCTAAACAAATGGCAAAGAAGAAGTTCACACCTACAAAATACCGCAAATAACTTCTGGGAGTGTCAGCATGAATATTATTGATATAAAAGTTCAAAAGCTACTTAAAAAACACAATACAAACGATCCTAAAACAATAGCTTTTGAAAAGGGAGTAACGATTCTTTATGAAGAATTAGGAAAAAATATTTTGGGCTATTTCACTAACAACAATCGAATCCCTATTATTCATATCAATAACAAGCTTGATGATTTCAAAACTTTGTACACAATCGCCCATGAGCTAGGGCATCACGTTCTACACCCTCAAACCAATACTCCTTTTTTACGGAGAAACACGCTTTTTTCTATTGATAAAATTGAGCGCGAAGCTAACCAATTTGCCCTACATTTATTAATAGGTGATAAAAAGATTGAATACGATGAAACCCTAACCAATTTCTTGCTAAGGTGTAATATACCAGCGGAATTACACATTTTTTATTAGCCTTGGATTACAAGTCTATTGGATTAGGTTTCTATACACAAAAAAAGAACATACGTTCCGTAAAGGAGTGATTAAATGGCTAGTTTTCAGAAATACGCATCGAAAGACGGTATTAAATGGTTGTATAAAATTTATACGACTACTGATCCAATCACAGGAAAAAAAAAGCAAACAACAAAAAGGGGATTTAAGACCAAAAAGGAAGCGCAATTAGATGCAATTCAATTTGAACAAGACATAGCAAACGGGCTGTACAGTCCATCTTCAAAAGTTGTCACCTTTGAAGATGTTTACCAACAATGGTTTGAGATTCATGCCAAAACAATAAAACGGAGTACACAGAAATCTATAAAATCTCTTTTCAAGAATCAGATAATCCCCCATTTTGGAAAACTCCATATGAAAGATATCTCTAAACACTATTGTCAAACCTTCATTAATCAAATAGCTACAAAATTCAAAGCTGTAAGTATTGTAAAAATGTATGTAGGTCAGGTCTTTACATTCGCTTTAAAAATGGATTTGATTAAAATGAATCCGATCGAGTATGTGGTTATACCTAAAAAAGCTTCTAATTTTGTTTATGAGGATGACACAGAGGATCGGAGCTATTGGGAGAGAAATGAGATTAAGCAATTTATCTCAATTACTAAAGAAGAACTTAAATTTAGAGATGTTTTACTATTCCATATGCTGATTTATACAGGGGCTAGAAAAGGAGAAATTCTAGCTTTGCAATGGCATGATATCGACTTTGATAAGAAAACGGTTTCGTTTTCCAAGACACTTTTCTATGACAAGGAAGGGTTTATCTTCCAAACCCCCAAAACAGCCTGTTCTAAACGTGTAATTAGTATTGATAGTAAAACACTCGACTTACTCAGAAAATGGCGTACAGAGGTAAAAAAGCGGCAATTAGCGTTAACCACCCCTATTCATACAAATGACATGATCTTCACTCGTGTAGATGGCGTACCTTTACGTCTGGCGTATCCAAACGACAAACTAAAAGAAATCATTAAAAAGCATAACTTGCACCCTATCACCATCCACGGTCTACGACATACACACGCCTCTCTTCTTTTTGAAGCTAATGCAAGCATTAAAGAAGTTCAGGAACGTTTAGGTCATACTGATATAAAAATGACAATGAACATTTATACACACGTTACCAAGTCTGTGAAAGAACAAACCGCTAACAAGTTTTTACATTTCCTCGAAGGATAA